TTGTCCGGGCGGTGCCGGACAATTCACCCTGCTCGTTACCCGTTCAAACCATCCGCGCCCAGAGAGCCGTCCCAGTCCGCGCCACCCAGCGAATAGTGCGAGTAGCGGCAGGCCACGCCGCAGGAGCCACCGTCAAAGAGGTAACTCCAGAGCCAACCGGCACGGAGACCAGAGGCAGCGGGACCGACATGGAGGCCAGCTTTACAGCCGACACCGCTGCCGGATGCGTTCACGCCGGTAGGCCACTCGACATCGCCGCAGTCAGTGTCCTCAATCCACTGCCACCGCCAGTTGGTGTTGTCCTTCGGGAAGGTCAGGGTGAGGCCCTCCTGCTTGACATAATCCTC